AGATACCAAAAGAATCGTTCAACCTCTTGTGCTTGACCTTATCTTGACATTTCGTCAATGCCACAGCGGCCAAACGACGAACAAGAGGAAGAGTATGATATTCGGGTTCCGCTTTCTTACCATAATCAATCCTATTATAACGGAAGGAATAATTACGAAGCTCAAAATCAACCAAGTCCTTATCGTCAGAATCCTCAAGAGTCTGATAAAAATCAACAAGGCGATTGTAGTCATAACGATTCCAAAAGGACACTATTTTTTCCGAGAGAATTCGGAGAGTTCGTTCTCTGCACGCAAAGCAGCCGGCATATCGTTCGGGTTCGGGATAGAAGTTTGCTCCAAGTTCATCATAGTACGTCCGAAAGAATTTAGACATCGAGAGAAAGAATCGATAGCAGCGGGATAAGCGAAAAACCGGGTCCAAATTAACACCGTCATAAAGACGACATTCAGACAAAATGAGAACATCGCTATGCGGTAGATTCTCTTTAGGCGAAAGAACATTTCGTTCATCATTTGTTTTTCCATAATTGTCTACATAATTTAAATATTGCTTACAAAAAGATAACATACTCTGTTTAGAAAGAGGATTGGGATTAAAAGGATCCAATGCTAAATCACCGCATCCGCTACAAATGACTCGTTCGGGCGCCGTGAATGCAGAATATAATAACTGGTAAACACTCGATGGAAGTTTACGAACAGGGTCCGAAAATCGGGGGAATAATCGAAGGAGATACGGCCACGAAGGCTTAACTGTGCGAAAATATCCATCGCGAACAATGCGGACTCCATTAAGGCAATTATCGGCAACTTCGTCAATTTCGGCAATTCGTACCTTTCGAGGAAAGAGATTTGATTCTGTAAATCCAATGGAATGGAAGGATTTAGGTCGCACCACTTTTGGCATCTGAGTATAAAAGTCGGGTAAAGCGACAAAACTGTTAACATACGACGCAACATACGGAGCTGCGAATCCTCGCGACAATGACGCATCACAACGTCCGTAAGACCAAGCCTTAGATACATTTTCACAAACAGTTTGCGAAAATCTTTCGGAATCGGAAAACAATAACAAATGCCAATGCGGGCGGAAACTGGTAGGGCCGTATTCTGATACAGCGTAGTAACGTAATTTTTCATCCGGGTAGTAACTTCTTAAACGTTTTAAAAATAAATCTAGATCACGATTACAGATATAGGGAATCCTATTCGGAACATCATGCTTAACCTTTCCAAGAATAGACAAAAAATCCTTAGGCTTCATAGGATAAGAAAACTGAACTTCGGGATCCTTAAAAGTACGCTCAACAGTAGAATTCTTCAACCTAACAGAGGCAGAGCGAGGAACGCTACGAAAACCAAACAGATAAATATTAGTGTCACAAGCATCCAACTCATTAATGTCGGGAACACAGGGTACATCCGCAATATCATCCGTACAAGCTTCAATAACTGAAACCTCCAAAGTAGGAAGGAAACAAGGAGCATAAGTAAGAGTAACAAAATAAACATAACGGAACTGGGCAGAATAAGTAGTGAGGAGGTTTGTCTGAATACCGGAACGACGAAGAATACAAGAAGGACAAGAACCGCAAGAAACAAGAACGGGTTCATGCGTATATTTATTAACAACCGTACGAGGGTTCTGACAACGAGTCACTAACTTATTCTGCAATTCCTTTGTAATCATTTTCTATCAGTAAAATTAAGTTTCATCTGGCGAGGTTTGCGACCACGAGCAAAAGAAACATGAACAAATGTGCGATATTTTATAAGCTGATCAAATGCAAAAGAAGACTTCTCAATCAACGAAATAAAATCATCTACAGAAAGACCGGAAGGCTTCAAGTCAACAGCATCACCAGTCAAATGCTGCGAATTGGCAGATCCATTACAAGCATCGTTCTGTTCCCTAGTACGAAAAGCAGAAGTAACAGTGAAATGAACATTCCAACGCAGAAGCCATTCGACGAATTTCATCAACTCTGGATTCATGACTTACGAAAATATTTGAGCAATAGACGTAAGGAGACTAACAGCAGCCGCAATAACTGCAGCCCAGATCTTGGACTTAGTTTCATTTTTCATCGGGAATAGCTTTAAAAGTTGAACAAGAAGAAACAAGAAGGACACAGTCCGGAGTTATGTAAGAAGAGACAAACTGGGAAATGTCCTCAACAGGTACAAGAACGGTTTCGTTCTGGTTGGGATTCATCCTTGACTGAATAGAACACAAATAATACTTTTCCATAAAACTAAAATTTAAATTATACATTGATTTTAAAGACAGTACAAAGATATAAATAAAATTTTGAGAGAACCAAACAAAACAGTGTATTATTAACATAAATAAACAGTAAGTTGGACGGGTGGACGGTGGTCTGTGAGTTTGCGTATATAAGACAAGGGAGAGACTGAAAGCGACGAGGTAAATCGCTTTCCCTTCGGGCAAACTCATGTAGGCTTCGCCAAAACAATTTTAGGGGTATAGCAGCGACGGGAGAGAGGAGCTCTCCGGGAGATTGCATACGCGTTGCAGACGTCAAGCTTCAAGGAAGGCAGTACTATAGCCTAACGGCTCTGATTTCAGTCCTACGTCCCGAAATTCAGAAGGTGTATAACCACGCTACGCGCGGTTGCCGGAAGTTACTCCAAACAGCAAAACCCGACGCGCATCACTGCGAGCCGGGTAAACACACAACAAACAAAAGTACTACCAGGGCAGAAAGTTACCTACAGTATTACCGATAGAGGTGCCATAATGAACAGCCTTATCAGCGTCATAATACTTATGCCTTTTCTTCTCATTTCTGGAACGATACCATTCTTCAATATTCTTACTGCGAGCATTATCACGGGAAAGACCAAGCTTAAATTCCTCATCATAATAAGCCGCAGAAGACTGACTAGCGGCAATATTAGCCGCAATTTGAGACTCAGCAATACGAGAAGCAACATGATTTGAAATATGCTGTCCACGAGCACGGGCAGCAGCCAAGGCTTCCTCTGCGATAGCTTTTTTAGCTTCAGCATACGAAAGATAACCAGCCGACATACGCTGATAGTAATCCGCAGCCTTAACATTCAGATCAAGCTGCTGCTGCTGGTCAAGATATTTATTCATAATACCTTTAGCTTCATTATCAAGAAGCATACCAGAGTGCTGAGCCTTCATAACATTGCCAGTCATTGCCATGTTATTCACTTCCTGCTGCTCCCTTGCATAACCAAGCTGGGCACGAGCCAAACCAGTAGATTTCAAATAACTACGGGTTTCATCAGTAAGTTTTCCCCAATCAATATTAGAAAGAACTTCCATAGCCTTAGCATCAGCAAGCTGCTTAGCGCCTTGCAAATTAGACTTTTGAGACTGCATAAGCTCGTACTGAAAAATGTTACCGATAGAACTTGATATACCGGAGTAATCAGCCTGGAAAGGCTGCATGACAGCAGGACCGGCAGACTGGGCAGAAGAACCAGGACCGGCAGACTGGGCAATACCGGCGGAACCGCCGTTCATCATCAAATAAGGATTCAAACCAGCTTCTTCAAGACGTTGACGTTGCGCGGATGCAGTATTATATGCATTTTCCTTATTCCACATATTTTCCTGAAAATCGCGCTGCTGCATTGCCATACGCTCGTTGAACTGGTTATTCATCTGATTTATCTTATAGTTCATCTGGTTGGTCTCCCGGACATTCTGTCTATTCTGTGAATTCTGAATTGCAGAAGTACCAATGCCAAAAAGACCACCAGCGATTGAACCAAGAAGACCCATTATTCAGAGGAAGCGACATCGGCGGAAGCAGCAGCCGCCTTTTCTGCCTCTTGTTTAGCAGTTTCAGCATCAATCAATTCCTGTGCCTGGGACTCAAGATTTTCAGCATAAGCAGACAACTCCTTAGACCAGGCAATAATCTCAGAAGGAGTCTGGACATGCCGAGAGCGAACCGTCGCCAAAAGGTCATCGTCAGACATGCCGTCCATAATCTGCTGAATCTGGGAAGCAGACTGTTTACTCTGTCCAAACTTGGAAGCAACAGCAAGACCGGCACGGGAAGCCAAGTCCTTGGTATGAAGAAGCAAACGGATATCAGAAGTATAACGCACCGGACAAGATTCTTCATTATCGTAAATTTCAACACGAAGCTGTTCGGTAGAATCAAATTCGGGAGCAACTGCAAAAGCATCCGGAGAAACATCGGGAACAAGACCGGAACCTTGTTCCAGACTGTTCAAACAATTAAATTTTCCAATCATAATCAAAACAATATTTAATAGGGAACACCATCACGAGACAAATTTCGGGCAACATAGCAACCGATATAAGAGTTGACCAGCAACTGGTCAGTATCCCAAGTAGAATCAGCCTTGACACCAAAAATAGGATCAAGAACAGAAGGGTTAACCTTAAAGAACTTATAATTCAAAGCAACCTTAGTATTAGAATCGGGGGTAGAACCGCCGAATTGTGCCCAACCGGAAATTAAAGACTCAGAAACCGGAGAAACCCAAGATTTCAAAGTAGTGGTAAACGCTCCATTAATGACATCAAGCTTAGTCTTCCAGTTGAAATAACGAGGATTATAACCTGCATTAAACAAATTAAAAGCAGTAGCAAGTGCAGAATTGAAAATCTGTGTCATAGGAAGGACTTCCATACCGATATTATCGAATTCCGGAATCGGGAGAGACTCAGCATCAGTAACAAGCAGCTGACCATCCTGTCCGGTAATAGTATAGTCAAGCAAAGGAACGGCATGATAAATACACATAACGACACAATGTTCATCAGTAGTATAAGAGAAAGAACCGTTTCCTGCGCCGACACCTTTACCGGCAATAACGGCAGTATCACCTTCACCAGCAAGGTTATTGTTCACAACCTCACTGATATCAAGGTTACGGGAGATACCACCGATATAAGTACACATATTGGAAAGAGCCTGGGGCAAGTTCACGCCAAAGTGCTTGCGGATCTGTTCACGATAGTCGGAATCGCCGGACTGAGAAATTTCTTTCCAACGTTGAAGGGCTTCGGCCTGGCGAAGGGCAAGAACCGAAAATTGGGACTGCAAAGCAGACAAATCAGAAACCAAAGGAGACTTGATACCAATAGCAGAACCGGAAGGAATATTAAGAGTAGTCAAACTAGTAGAGCTGTTATTAGTAGCCAAGAGAGTATTCGAAACCGCAGAAATGAATTTACCGTCAGTAGTTCTAAAACCGGCCTTCAAATCGCCACCGGGCGGATCAAGATTGACTACAGCAACATCTCCAAACTGAGAATTCGGGAGAACGCCCATAAGCATATCCTTGTTCCAGTTACAGTACTTGAGGTCAAACATTGTGTCAGATTTCCAATAATCATCAGACTCCGAAGGAATAGAATCAAAAGGGATGAAAGCGGGAGAAACACCAGAAAAATAATCAACATTATAAGAAGCAGGATTAGCATTTTCCCATTGAGACCAACGGAAAAAATCCTGGTAAATCTTCTGATAGGCAAGAATCGGAAAAACGTTTACATAATTATTCTGAATATACTGCTGAGAAAAACTTGATGAATCATCACTATTCTTTAAAGAAGTAGACCACCAACGACTACCAGGAGTAGGAACAGAAGACACAAAGTTTCCATAACCAAGATAAGACAAAAGTTTAAAAGACAAATCTCCTCTGAAAAAACCAAACAAATTTTTTGAACCAGAAGAATTTCCAGGATTCGGAGAAGTTCCATTAAGCCGATAAGGGAAATAGAATAAAGAAGATAAAGGCAAAGACGGAAGATAAGTACCCAAAGACAAATTCTGAGTCAAAGACAACGCTTGAATCTGATTGATATCCTGCATCTGAGTCAACACGGAAGGAGCGGACTTCCAGAGAAGACGCAACGGCACAGCATAGAAGTCAAAGTACTCACGCAAACGGGTATAAGCAGAAGTTTCAACAGGCTGAGTACGGGTAAAATACTCAACATTGAACTTGTACTTATCACCAGGCATAGAAATATCCCAGTAAACGGGGAGAAGCTCACCAATTTTCGCAGTAAACGCATTTTTACGTCCAATATCAAATCCAGAACGGTGAGGGCGGTTCTGAAGATTGGACATTCCGGTGTAAGAAGCCATAAAAAAAACATTTAAAAGTAAAACATATCAATCCCGGTAAGAAAAGATACCAAAAGAATCGTTCAACCTCTTGTGCTTGACCTTATCTTGACATTTCGTCAATGCCACAGCGGCCAAACGACGAACAAGAGGAAGAGTATGATATTCGGGTTCCGCTTTCTTACC